CCAGAAGCAATTACAACAGGAGGTGAAGGACTATATAAAGGAGACAGGCAAGTCCGGTACTCTTGCTGTCGGGAGATTCGGACCGTTGACTCAAAGAGGTTTTTCTCAGCACCTGAAAGCATGGGGTAAACATTGTGGTATCGATTCGAAAAAAATGCACGCTCACGCCTTCCGGCACTTCTTTGCTAAAATGTTCCTGAAGAAAACCAAAGATGTAATTCAATTAGCAGACCTTCTCGGTCATGGTAGTGTAGATACGACAAGAATTTATTTACAGAAAAGTTATGATGAACAACAAAGAGACTTTAATAAAAACGTTACGTGGTAGTGTAGCTCAGCTCAATGAATTGTCGAATATGACTGAAGGTATAGATGTTTATGACGCTGCCGGATATGTTGATACTGAATTTCTCATGGAGGCACTATCTTGCGTCAATGCCTTCATGGATGCGAGCAATATGGTTGTAGAAAAAATATCTTCACTGTTAGCGCCGGATGCTCCGGCCGACGAAAAGAAAAAGCAGGCTGATGAAGGTAAGAAATGGAGTGCGGAAGAGATATTGAAACATTGTACTCTTGAGGATAGTGTTCTTAAACTTCCGAAAGTACAATTCAATAAGAAATCCTATGCCGAAGCAAAGAAATGGATAGAAGAAGCTGGCGGCTCATGGCAGGGAGGTAAGATACAGGGATTTACATTCCCTTTTAATCCAAAACGTGTGTTCTCCATCTTGAAAGAAGGTAAGCGATGCGATTTACAAAAAGATTTTCAATTCTTTGAAACGCCTGCTGATGTTGCCGACTGGCTGGTTATGCTTGCCGGAGGGATATATGAGGATGATACAGTATTAGAGCCGAGTGCCGGACGTGGCGCTCTGATAAAAGCGATTCATAGGTCGTGCCCGTCAGTAACAGTTAAATGCTATGAACTGATGCCGGAAAACAGAGAGTTTCTTCATGCACTTGATAACGTAATATTGCTTGATGAAGATTTTACGAAAGATAGTGTAGGACATTACACTAAAATTATTGCTAATCCTCCGTTTTCCGGTAATCAGGATATTGACCATGTAAGGCTTATGTATGAACGCTTGGAAGAAGGTGGAACTCTTGCTGCTATTACCAGCCAGCATTGGAAATTCGCATATGAAAAGAAATGTGTTGAGTTCCGGAAATGGTTGGAAGAGGTTCATGGAGAAGTTTTTGAAATCGGAGCAGGTGAATTCAAGGAAAGTGGAACGACTGTTAGCACTATGGCAGTTGTAATAAAAAAGTGATTCAAATCAAGATAGAAATGAATAGTGATGGTAATAAAATTCTAGATGCTATTAAGAGAATGGCAGCAGATGACAATAAAGGTTTGAGAATGACCACTACGATAGTCGATGTTAAAGATGATCCGCGCGGCTCAATCGTTGGTTTTGGGGTTGAAAAAGTTTGCGGAGATGATGCATTCGCCCAAACAATGGGGTTACCAGGTAAGTATATTGCATGTGCCTTTTTTATAGATCGAGAAGAATTAAAGAAATACCTCTAAATAGAACAATAAGGAACATTATGGAAATAATCAAACTAACGAAGAAAGAAGAGGAATGGATTAAGGAGCTGAAGAAGTTAATCCGAAAGAAACCTAAGAATCTGATTCTCTTTGCTGATGGAAATTTAAATATCTTGAAACTTGATAAGGATGATAATGATGGAGTGGGCGAAAATGGAAGAATGAAAAGTGATAGAATAGTAGAAATTATTCTTAACGCCTGTGATGGAGGTGTATTTTAATTAGAGTAAAACAGATAAGAAATGAAACAGACAGTAGAAGAAGCGGCAAGGGGATATTCCAATGATTGCAGAAACAGGCAGCGTCATTGTGAACCGTACTGCATTGTTGACTTTATTTCTGGTGCAGAATGGCAGGCAAAGCAATCAATTGAGATCCTTTCCTCTGTTTTAGAAAAATGGGTACATGGTGGTGATGCAGATTGCATCATTGCGGAGTTTGAAGAAAAATTAAACAATAAATAGTATGATATTAAAAGATATAGTAAGCCTATTGGCTAACCGGATAAACCAACCTCGTGTAATAGAGGGTTATTTACGAAAAGTGTATGCAAAAGGTTATGAGGCTGGAGCCAAGCAATCCCCGTGGATAAGCGTGAAAGAACGATTGCCGGAAGAAGGAAAAGAAGTAATTGTCTTATATGAGTATGTTTCAACATTAATGGTACAAACGAGTTTTTACCATAAACAATACGAAGTTTGGCGTTTTGGAGATAGTAAGATTATCGCATGGATGCCCATCCCGTCTTTCAATGAGATACTTGAAGCCAACAGGGATGTACTAGAACGGATTAAAGAGAAAGGAGATTGATATATGATTGAACGAATAAAAGTAGCTTGGTACGCACTCACTAAAAAGGAGTATGCGTTCTTTTCAATCCAAAGACACGAAATCGGAAACAATGGAGGTAAGTGTATTATATCTAGTAATGCAACCCCTATTTTTTTAGAGACAATCATCGCTTTTACAAAGAATTATATGGATAAAAAAGGAGATTGAATATGGAAATAAAGAACGGAATAATAATAGACGGAGTGCTGCATGAAATAGCGTCAATAAGAGAAAAACATCCGTGTGACAATTGCAGTTTGCAAGAAAAATGCGATAAAATAGTCTTATGTACATTAATTGCTGGAAGGCATAATTCTGATGAACGTTTTGTTAATCGTGGCAAAGTTACAGATATTAAGATAGATAAGGAGGAATAACTATGGGATTTACAACACCGTGCTTTATACGCAAAAATACACCGGAACTTCGGAAGAAGTTGGAGGAGTTGGGGTATGTTAAAAATTCCCCAATATGGACGGATAATTGCAGTATAATATGGGCTTATCAATATCCAGTGAAAGGATTTGATACTCCTAATTATGTGATTGCAAATTCTTTTGATATTCCTTTTGATAAACACAGCCTCTTATGTGGGGAATTTATTGATTGCGGAACCAACGAAGAACTTTTCTTGGCTATTGCTACATTGAGAGACGATACTGACGATTCACAATGGTTTGTATATCCTCCTGAAAATATTTGGTTTATATGCGATGACGATGACATCAATTATGCACGAGAAAATATTAAAGATAGTGTACAGGCGGCATGGTTCCATTGTAGTCATAAGGCTACCGTAGAAGAGCTAATCGAACACTTTAAAGAAAAGGAGGAATAGCCATGCCAACAATACTAAAAGAAACTTATCCAACAGCCAAGAAAGAACATGTATGCGAGTTTTGTTGCGAAAAGATAGCGATAGGGCAAAAATATGTTCGCCAGACAAATGTATATGACGGAGTCGTGTATGACTTTATCACACATCAAGAATGTAAGGAAGTTGCCCATGAATTGAGAATGTACGATGATTGTGATGACAATGGATTATGCGGAGAACAGTTTAGGGAAGAATTGGGCTCATACGTATACGCCAATCATTACGATGATGAAGCGGATGATATTTGTTCTGATTGGGATTTGACTCACTATGAGATAGTGAAGAAAATATTGGAAGAACTTAAAACGGAGGAATAAAATGAACCGAGAAGAATACAGGCAACTATGCAGGCATTACAGCCCATACAGCGGTCAATGCTATAAAAAATCAATTATTACGGGAGTTGCCAACAATGTGCATATAAATATGTCATGTGATGGTAAATGTGCCCGTATGAGTAATTATGATAAGAAAAATACAGTAGTAATTGAACGCTACGAGGAAGCTGACAAAATATGCAAGTGTATTGAGATTGAATTCGATAATTTTAAAAGAAGAGTGGGAAGTGATGAAACAAGAAATAGACAACAACCTACTGGCTGACTGCTTTGAATCAGCCATGAGAGAGAAATTCCTAGAAAAAGACTGAGAGATTAAATTATGGGCTTATTCCCTGTATAATGCGAATATGTGGGGGAGGAGTGTAAAGTAAAAGAGCGTCACCCGAACCACCAGATAGACGCCCTTCCCTAATGTCATAGTACAAATATACTATTTACTTTTAAAACTTGAGTACTATGATCGATCAAATTTCAGAAGCAAAATCTATTAAAGAACTTCAATTGTCTTTATTACAAAGAAAGTCTTTAATTTCAACTCCCATTCTTTCTGATTTAAAGCAAGTAAACCGTATCTATGAAATGTTTAATAAAATTGATTCGTATCGAAATCCTGATGCAATAAAAGGAAGTGTAATTCAAAAGAAGAGATTTTGTTTTATTATCCTCCGAATATATTCTCCTGGAACAATATTATTCAATGAACCTTTAGTTAAGGGATTAAGGAAGCAAATATCACAAACTCTCGGAGTGAAATGTCCTTCGGCAATTTCTGACTATTGCGAAAATGTCATTTCTTATTATAGGATTTATAAAGGATTTAGGCAGAAACTGGATTATCTTTACGATGAAATAATATGTTATCTGAAGGCTGAAAAAATAATAAGCTAGAATATGACAAAGAGAGAATATGTTTCAATATCCAAGGTTTATCCCAATGATGGTCAAATAGAGGGATTACCGAAGAATCCCAGACTAATCAAGGGAGAGAGATTTCGTAAACTTTGCAAATCGATAAAAGAGCTTCCCGAAATGACAGAAGCAAGGGATATTCTTGTTTACCCATATAATGGCGGATACATTGTAATTGGGGGAAATATGCGTTTGCATGCTTACAGGCATTTAGGATGGAAAGAAGTGCCATGCTGTATTTTACCGGAAGATATGCCAGTAGAAAAGCTTCGTCAAATGCTTATTCAGGATAATAATCCCTTCGGAGAGACAGACTGGGATATGATTGCCAATGAATGGGACAGCAAAGAACTTGATGATTGGGGATTTGAGGTGTGGCACGAGCCGGAACAAAAGCCTTCAGAACGTAGTTCAGAGGAACAGCAGGAAGAAGAAAGCGAAGAGGATATAGAAAAGGCTGATTTCTACGATATGATGCTTGGTGACAGGATATATGACAGCGATAATGATTTTGATATTCCCAATTTAAGAGCGGACGAACAGCCAGTAAGCGGTCTTGTAATTCCTTTATCAGCATGGGGGGCTGATACCAGGCAGAAGAAAGGAATATCTACTTATCATTTCTATGTGGAAGATTACAGGTTTGAAGCAATATGGAAAGACCCAACAACTGTCCTAAATAGCGGTTGTGAGGCTGTCATAGAGCCGAACTTGTCTTTGTTCGATACAACCCCTGTTGCCTACGGATTACATCAGATATACAAGAAAAGATGGATTTCCCGCTATTGGCAAGAATGCGGTGTGAAGGTATGGGCTGATTTGAATGTAGCAAAGAAGTTTCAAAAATGGAATCGTTTAGGTATTCCTGATGGGTATAATGCTTTTGCTACCCGTGGATATTCTGACAGGCAGGAGTATTTGAAGGAAGAAATACAGATTGCTCGTGAAATATCGGGAAAGGATATTCCCAATATGATAGTTTACGGTGGTGGAGATAAAATAAAAGATATATGCGTGCAAAACAGCATTATATATGTCGAACAGTTTATGGCTAACAGAATTAAGAAAGGAGATTGAAATGGCTAAAACAAGTGGAGGGGTTAGAGGAGGATCAAGTAAAAGTTTTTCGGGAGATGCTCGTACTCTATTTAGTAATATAGAAAGAGGCTACGGACGTCAAATTGATTTCTCCGGTTATCAGACCAAAAAACTTCAAAGTTTACAGAGATTAGGAAAAAGCTACAACCCAAATGAAAGGACGGCAGCTATACAAGCATATAATTCTTATGTAAACAGGGTTACAGGTGGGGCATACCGCTCTATTGAACACAGTTCGCTTGAAGGGGCAAGGTCTGAATTAATAAAGACTGCTCAAAAAGCATCTGCATACAGAAACTTAAATGCAATAACAGAAGAGCTAAAACGAAGGAGGAAGAAATAATGGCAAAGACATCAGGAGGAATTAGGGGGGGCAGTGTAAAATCTTCCCGTAGAACTGGGCCGGGATTTACCGAACCTATTCAGGGGCCTACAAAAGCGAGTTCCAATGCAACAGAGATTCAATATGTATTTGTTGACAAGATAACTGGGAATGAGTCTAACGGTTATATTAGTTCTGATGTTGCGAAAAAGGCGATAAAACAAGCCGAAAGAAGCGATAAGGATGCTGGTATATATGAACCCGATAATTATTATATCCAACGAATAGAAGTAATGAAAGGAACTAATCGCTCTACTAAGTACAGAGGGTGGTAATTTAGTAAGAAAATAAATAGAAAACGGCGGGAAAACGGCGGGAAAACGGCGGAAATAGAGATGGGAAAATTTGAAGAAGGAAATAAAAAAGGAAAAAAATTTTCGTCTGATAACCAACCTCCAAACAGAGGTCGGAAGCCTAAGTTATATACTATCGCCAAGAAAGCTTATAATCTATCGTATTCCGATTTTAAGGATATGCGATGTTATCTTATGCAGTTATCCCGTAAGGAATTGGAAGATATATCGAAAGCAGTTGACACTCCTATATGGATTGCTATCTTGTGTCGTTCGTATTTAAAAGGAGCTTCCAAAGGAGAAACACAGACATTGGAAGAAACGAAGATGGACTTATGGGGAAGAGAAGTTACATCAATCAAGGATAAAAACAGTCCAGTGGCTGAAGAACCTCCAAGAACGTTAACGAAAGAGGAAGCAAAAGAACTTTGGAATTCACTGAATGATGAATATTAGAAACATTGACATAGAGCGTACTTTTTGTCTATCTGGAATGCTGAATTTTACAAGATACGTATTTCGGAAAAAGACAGGGAACAAGTTTATTATAGGCGAGCATCATCGTATTATATGCGATGCGCTTGATAAAGTTGTCAAAGGTGACATAAAGCGGCTTATTATCAATATTGCTCCACGTTACGGTAAGACCGAGCTTGCTGTCAAAAACTTTATAGCATACGGCTTGGCTTTAAATCCCAAATCAAAGTTTATCCATCTCTCATACTCCGATGACCTTGTTTTGGATAGTTCCAAAGAGATAAACACTATTGTACGCTCTGATTATTTCCAAAGATTGTTTCCTGAATCGGTGACAGATAGCACTAATGCAAAAAAATGGAACACAAACGTTGGTGGGGGGCTTTATGCCGTTAGTTCGGCTGGACAGGTGACAGGATTTGGTGCAGGTCAGATAGATGACCCCGACGACAAAGACGACAAAGAGATAAATGACTTTATGCCTGGATGGGATACCAAGTTTGCCGGAGCTATTATAATTGATGACCCTATAAAGCCGGAGGACGCTTTGTCTGACACGATAAGGGAGAGGGTCAATAATCGTTTCGAAACCACAATAAGAAACCGTGTAAATTCAAGAAATACGCCTATTATAATTATTATGCAAAGGTTGCATGAGCATGACCTTTGTGGGTATCTTCAAGAAATAGAACCGGAAGATTGGACTGTTATTTCACTGCCTTGTATTCAACATGACGAGAATGGTCAAGAAAAAGCTCTTTGGGAGTTTAAGCATACTTTGGAAGAACTTCACAAAATTGAATCTGCGAACTCTTTTGTTTTCGATACTCAATACATGCAAAATCCGACTCCGATAGAGGGCTTGATGTATCGTGAGTTTCAAACTTATGATACAATCCCATATTATAAGGACTCTGAAAAGAAAAATTACACAGATACAGCAGATACTGGATCTGATTATCTCTGCTCGATATGTTACGTAGATACTCCAATTGGGAACTTTGTCACCGATGTTTTATACACACAAAAGCCAATGGAGTACACAGAGCCCAAAACGGCAGAGATGATAACTCGGAATGCAACAGACTGGGTTGATGTAGAAAGCAATAATGGTGGGCGTGGATTTGCTCGTAATGTAGAGAAGCAATGCCGCGAAATGGGCAATACAAAAACCTTTATTAATTGGTTTTGTCAAACAGATAATAAGCAAGTGCGCATATTTACAAAATCAGCCGATGTCAACAATATGACATTTTTCCCGGTTGGATGGGAAAGAAAATGGCCGGAGTTTCACAATGCGATAGCCAAGCACCGGAAAGAGGGAAGTAATTCTCACGATGACGCTCCGGACGCTCTTACCGGATGTTTTGAAAAGCGTAAGATTAGAGTTAAGAAACAATATTCAAAAGAGGATTTAGGAATATTTTAAATTTATGATCATATGAACTTTGTAGAAGCCGTATTCAACTTATTGCGTAATAAAACGTTGAATTCACTTGGAGTGGAAAGAGATTTGATGAAACTTATTCAGGATAAGGACATCAGCCAGGTTCAAACCTTGCTGCAAAATCGTGACATGGATGTAATAGAAGCCATAGAAGAATACAATCCCGAAACTCACAAGGTAAATAAAAGGAAAGATAAACTGCGCAAGAACAAAGAACCTTATAGGGTAGAGAAGCTTCCTCGTACAAGGCAGCGATATATTAACGAGGTTGAATTATTTTTCTTGTTGGGCAATCCTATTAAGTGGAAGAATGATGTAAATGGGACGGATGAAGCTTTCAAGGCTTACAATAAGTTCCTTCAGGGCACCCGCTTCCATACAACAATGAGACAGGCAAAGCGTTTGGCAGGTTCAGAAACAGAAAGCGCAAAAATATATCATATATACGACGACAATGGGAAGCCGGGAGTTAAAGTATTGGTTATCTCAAAATCCAAAGGATACACTCTCAGGCCTCTTTTTGACCAATATGAAAATTTGATTGCTTTCGGATATGGATATAATTTGAAAGAAGGGGGTAGAACGATTGAGCATTTTGATATTGAAACACCAGCATATATTTTTCGATGTAAAAAGGCTAATATAGGTTGGGAAGTCATTCCATTGGAAAATCCTACAGGTAAAATCAATGTAATCTACTACAAACAGGATAAAGCCTGGCATGGGACTCAGCCTAGATGTGACCGGGAAGAACATATTGACTCAAAAGCGGCCGATACAAACAATTACTTCGCAGATCCTAAATTGAAAGCTACTGCCGATGTTATTCAGTCTTTAGCAGAAGCCGATACCGCCGGTGAAGTTATTCAGATGAACTCAAAAGATAATAGTTCCGTAGAGTATTTGGTTCCGCCTGAGTATTCTTCTATGAAAGACAGCGAGAAGAAAGATCTGAATAACTCAATCTTGTTTGATTCATTTACACCCGATTTTTCGTTTGAAAACATGAAGGGCATGGGTACACTGTCGGGAGAAGCTTTAAAGCGTGCTATGACGCTAGGATACATCAAGAGAGATAATTTGAAAGAGATATACGATATTCTAGTTGACCGTGAGAAAAATCTTATTCTTGCTATCATGATGAATGTTACTCATATTCATTTGAGAGAACAATTGGCGAAGATGAATATAACACATGAATTTGCAGAACCATTCAACGAAGATAAGGAAAAACAATGGGCGTCTATTGGAAAGCTTTATTCTGATGGTATTATTTCTTTAGACTTAGCTGTCAATATGCTTGCTCTTACCGATGCGCCACAAAAGGAAATAGAACAAATTAAGAATGAGAAACTAGATTCTATAAATAATGTTGGTTTAGTTAATGAATAAGTCAAAAAGGACAATATTCATGGTGCATGATTAGAAAAATTACGGGGGTTATACAAAAATTACAGGAAAAGTAGAACAGAATAATTATTGGCATGATTTAAGGCTGAAAAAGTAGGTTCTCTGCAAAAATCTGACACTTGGCGAAGTGTCATTTATAAGCGCCAATAACATTTCTGTTTTTTCTTTCTCTCTCGTAATTTTATGCAAGAATTTTAAAGAACTAATCATGAAAGAAAAAATTTTCCAAGCCTTAAAACTAGCTTATGTAAATCTAGGGTTAAGTGATGAGATTTTACAGGGACAGGCGGATGCCTTGGCGGCTATCGGCTTAGTAACTGACGATAATTTGGCAACTGTTGTACAGGGGCAAAAAGCATTTCTAGCCTCTCTTCAGAGCGGTATTGACAAACGGGTAACCGATGCGGTCAATAAAGCAAAGGAGAAAGAGGCTGCTAGTGGGGGCGAGCAGAACAAACAGCAACCAAACGAGGAGCCTGAGTGGTTCAAGCAGTACAAACAACAGCAGGAAGAGCGTTTTTCTTCTCTTCAAGAGGAAAATGAGACATTCAAGGCTGAAAAGTTACGTGCTGAAAGAAACGCTCTTATTTCCTCAAAAGCAAAAGAACTGGGGATACCTGAGTGGCGAATGAAAGAGGGGTTTGCAATTACCGATGAAATGGATGAAACGGCAATTAATACCTATCTGTCAGGAGTCAAGCAGAATATTGTAACCGCAGGGCTTGAGAAAAAAGATTCGGCATTTCCCCTGTCTACTCCTGCCGAAAAAAGTAAGGAGTTGGCTAAACAGTGGGCGGAAAGTTTGCCGGATGCTAACTAAAAAAACAAAGAATTATGGCAATTGAATTTGAAAAAGGAAAGATTAAGGGTGGATTCCCTGTTTTTTGGAGAGGTGAATGCAAGGTTCTTCCGGGAGACTTCAAACTCAAGCAGACATTTCCAGAAGGTACTTTGATTAGAAAGGGTACTCCTATTGCGTTGGATTTCGCAAAGATGGAATGTACAGTGTGCAAGGCCGTGAAGATTGTCTCTGGTGGTACAACTTCGGCTCCAAGAGTGGTAAAGGGAAGCTTGGTTCAGATTGGGGACAAATTGAAAATCGGAGAAAATGAGCAGACAATCAACAACATTGACAAGACGAATGCGGATTACGATGTTCTTACATTAGCTGCCGCTCTGACTGGTGCTACTGCCAATGCTTTTGCAGTTGTTGGTACTGACGTTCCAAACGCAGTCGTTGAGACGGATAAAGAGTATAAAACTAATATGGATTTTCAAACTGTCTCAGCAGGTTATGACGTGGTTATCCTTAGAGAAGTAGCTTATCCGATGCCGGAAGAATGGCTGTTGGGCGGATGGTGCATGAAGAATAACCCTAGTATTAAATATGTAAGACAATAAGCTATGCCGGGATTATTTTATAGTTCTATTTTTGGCGAACTTACCAAACAGGTACAGATTCGCATTGATGCCGCTTCTGAACTAAGAAAGCGGTTGTTTGACCAGAATATCTACGAAAGATTTCTGACGTGGGATACTCCTACAATCGGCCTTAATTTTGAGGAATTAATCGGGCAGTACAATTTGAGCGTTGCCGCTGCCACCTTGGATTCCAAGGGCAAGGAACCTATTATGGGAACCGATGGTCTTGAGACGTTGAAGGAAAAGGTTTTGAACCATCAAATGAGTTACTCAATGCCGATTGAGGATTATCGTAAGATTCTTCAAATCCTTGATTCAAGAATGCTGACCGATGACCAGAAGACGCAGCAATTAATCAATTTGATGTGGAATAATATCACAAAAGTGGTTAACTCTGTCCAATCTAAACTGGACATCATTTTCCTTGGTGCCCTTTCCAACAAAGGTGTGTTTACTTTCGATGCGAACAACAACCCGGAAGGTGGTGTAAGAGGTGCGATTGACTACAAGATGCCATCGGAGAACATCGCTAAGGCTACGGTCGATTGGACACAAGGCAATGAAGGCGTTGTAGACTGTTTTGAAGATTTGCAAGGCATGCTTGATTCTGCTCAGGATAAGGTGACATTTGATAAGATTCTTCTTTCTCAAAACCGTTTGTCATTCATCCTCCGTAACAAGAAGATGAAACAGGTGATTTTTGGTGTGGATAAAGCTTCGACTCCTTTGTTATTGTCTAACCTGAATGAGTTTATGCGCCAAAATAACTTCCCGGAATTTGAGGTTATCAGACGTATTACGAGGGTTCAGGATAACGGTAAACTGAAAGAGTACACTCCATGGAATGATAAGAACCTTGTGCTTATTCCTGCCGGGAAACTCGGTGTTATTAAGAATGCATATGCAGACAACGAATTGCGTCAAGAGCCGGGTGTAACTTATTCTAATTTTGGAAGAATCCGTATCTCTCAATGGGGTAAAGGCGAAACCGACAATTCAAATGGCGTTGAGTTTACCAAAGCACAATCGCTGTCATTACCGGTTATCACTGAAATTAACGGTATTTACTCATTGACTGTTGAATCGTGACAATAGGTGACTACATAAAGCAATGTTTTTCTTCATTTGGAGACATTTCAGATGCGGGAATAGAAAAGTTTGCGTTGGAACTGGGGCTTGTTCCCGGCTCCGATGCTGACTTGGAAAGCAAGAAGACTGTTTCTGATTCTGTAAACAAGTTCATGAACAAGATTCTTATGCATCCTACTTCCGTATCCGAGAACGGGCATTCCAAGTCATGGGGAGTGGACAGTTTGGAGAATTACACCAAATATATGTTCAAACTCTACGGAATAACCCCTGATGATGAGACAGCTTCCTTGGTGGGACTTAGCGTAATTAAAGACGCTTCAAATATTTGGTGATATGCTAGAATCTGCGCCACATAAATTGCAATTATTGGTTATTGTACCGGAACAGAACGATGAGTATAACCGACCAATACCGGGAACCGGTGGAGAGTCTTGGCAAGATGTAACAGATTGCTTCTGCCATGACAACTCCCAACAAAAGGAAGTCTCTGTTAATGGTGAACGCTGGGTGTATAATTACCATGTGGTTTATGAAGGTGATAAGATTGCTTTAGGCTCGCATGTTAGATGCCTGGATGCTGCCGGAAAGATTATCGGAGAAGGAGACGTGAAGAAGAATGCCGAATGCTATTTGGAGGAGTTGGAAGGTAGATGTGATATTTGGATATGATTGTAACGACTGACATAGCGAATATAATCTTTAAGGATTGCAAGGCTTTCGGAATCTCTGAAATGTATCAACGGGGAAATATCCCTGAAGGTGAAGTAAAGACCGAGAGAATTGTAATATACCCCAAAGCTCAACAACCGGATGCTTACTGGGAAAAAGGATATGTTGAAGTAAATCTTTGCGTTCCTGTAACAAAGACAGGTAAGGCAAATTTGATTCGCTTGAATGAACTTGAAAGGAATGCAAGGGAGATGTTCAAAGATGGCATTGTCGGACAATATGATGGTTCTTGGTATCGTTACTCTTCTGAAAGTATCGGAATAGAAGAAGACAAAGAATTATGTTGTTACTATGTAAATGTGAAATTATTATTTGAAACTCTAAACGTAAATTGAAAAGATATGAAACCGTTTATTGGAATTAAAAAGATTTGGTACGGTGATGTTATAACTACCGCTGTCACTAAAAGCTCTCTTAAAACATGGTTAGGCACTGCCACGGAAGTTGAGAACTCCCATCAAGATACTTGGGCGTATACAGAGGATGATCCAACCTATACCGACTATATTAATGAGTTGAATGGTAGCATCTACTATCGTGATGTTACTCAAAAAGGAGCTAAAACAATCGCTTTCACCATGGGAGTTTTCTCCTTTGATGACAAGGTTGACTTGGAAGGTGGTGAAAAGATTGATACTGATGCTGGATGGGCTTCTTCTGACACCCCGGGAATTGTAAATAAGGCAATCGTAGGTCAGACAAAAACAGGCAACTATATTGTATTTACCAATGCTGCTGTTATAGCAAAAGGTAATGCGGTAGAAAAGAATATCGGTCTGGGTATAACAGCGGTGGCTATGGAAAATCCGAATTCCGGTGTTAAGAGCGACTATCTGTTCGATGGCGAAAAGGTGGAAGCTGCATGAACTGATGAAAAGGTAGCTATTGCTTCTTCTGAATCGCCTTCTCTAAATAGTTATTCAGCTAGGTCAAGGCGGGTGAACGCTGGGAGTGCTGTAAACTATGGCTCTTTAGGAGAAGACGGAACGCAACCGTCAGAGACATTATCTATATTGTAAAGTGGTGAGGGGTGAGGATTTGTGTTTCTCGCCCCTTTTTAATAAATATCATTATGAATAAAGCAGCTATACTTGTATCTGAAGCTATCACAGGAAAAGATTTCATGCCTATAATTGTAAACGGGAAAATGTACCGTGTAAATCCACCAACCATCCATAAAATAGCCGGTGCTTCGGCTTATCTCTCCGTCTTGGAAGATAACAAGGATATTGTGGGGGTTATTTCTTCATTAAAGGATATTTCCGTCGCTTCTCGTGCACTTTCTTGGTTTATTGAAGGAAATGATAGTCTGGAACAAGAATTATCAAATGGGACATTAGAAGAAGTGTTGTATGGGCTTACGGCAGCTTACTCTCTAATCTCTGTAGAAAATTTTACAATGCTGTTGGATTTAGCAAAGAACGTAGCAAATCTGACAGCAAGACAGAAGTTATAGGGAATGATTGTATGTTAGGACAAATTGCGTCGTTCATGGAAAATCTTCATCTCTCTTACGATGAAGTAGTTTATAAAATACCATATCGCAATTTGGTTATTATGCAAAAAGATAAGTTACATACCGTATATGATGGGGAGGTACTAACAGAAGTATCGGATGAGAATTTCTTTAAAGGAAAAGTTAAGTTTGATGAGTAATGAAAGTAACAGTGGATTTGTCCGGTCTTGATGAATTCGTCGAAGAAGTAGATGAGAATGCTACCGAATTGATGAAAGAAGCAGCTCATAATGCCGTTAATACTCAGAAAGAGCGTAATGTGAGCAATAAGAAAACCTATCAGAATCACACATGGAACTTGCGTAACGCTCCCGGAGCAGCCGTTGTTCGTAATGGAAAGATTGTCGATTTGTATGTTCCGGCAGATGGGGGACATTCAGAAGCGAAAGGAAAGACGGAAAATCTTTTAATCTACGGGAAACATCCTAAAGATGGTGTTGTTGCTGCGGACGGTATGGAATATGCAAGTTTTGTATCTAGTAAGGGGTTTGATGTTATGGATTCGACAAGATTAACCCTAGAGAAAGAATTAAAGCAGTCATTTGGTAACGATAATGTAAAAGTCACATGGCAGGAATGAAATTTAATGCAGATATTGACCTTGAAAAGATTGTCAAACTGCGTCAGGAAATAGATAAATTAAAAAAATCTCTTATCGAGATTGCAAGTGTACCCAATAGCGATGCGGCTGTAAAATCTCTTGAAAGGCAATTAGCATCAGCATTGAAAAAATTAGAAACATATAAAGATAAATATGTCCAAACTCAACAAGCGAGACTAGATCAAGAAAAAGCCGCTTCTGAGCAAATAAAGAAACAACAGAAAGAAATAGATTCTCTTATTAAAAAATATGAAGCTTTACAGAAGCAGATAGAAAAAGGGACATTGAAACCACCACGTTCTCCCAAAAGCTATACTGATGAACAAATATCTGCCGCCTTGAATACTCAAGTACAATCAATAAAGGAAGCTCGTGAACAGTTGAAGATACTTCGCTTTGCCCAAGCCAATGTTACCGACCAGCAAGAGAAAGAAACTGGAGCTAGGACAAAACTGAACATCAAGATTCAAGAAAATACCCGATATTTGAAATTAAATTCTGATGCCTATACTCGGCAAAAGATGGAGATTGGTAACTATGAGGAAAATATACGTAGAGCTTTAGATGGTACAGGACAATTCAACCTGTCTCTGTCGAAGATGCTAGGTGTTATTGGTGGTACTGCTGCTTTGAAAGGATTAGTTACCGATATGATAAATGTCCGTGGAGAGTTCCAGAAAACATCTATCGCCTTTGAAACAATGTTGGGTAGTAAAGAAAAAGCCGATGCTTTAATGGCTCAAATGGTGGAAACGGCAGCAAAAACACCTTTTGATTTACAAGGAGTAACAAGCGGGGCAAAACAGCTTCTTGCTTATGGAACTTCAGCGGACAAAGTGAATGAAACTTTGGTTCGTTTGGGGAATATTGCATCCGGTCTTTCTATCCCGCTTGGTGAGTTGGTTTATCTATATGGTACGTCTATGTCGCAAGGACGATTATTCACGCAAGATGTAAATCAATTCATGGGGCGTGGTATTCCTTTGGTTGCCGAGTTATCAAAAGAACTGGGGAAAACAGAATCAGAAACCAGAAAGATGGTTACTGAAGGTAAAGTCGGCTTCCCTGAATTGCAAAAGGTTATAGAGAATATGACTAATGAGGGTGGTAAGTTCTATAACTTGATGGAAATGCAATCTACGACATTGTCCGGTCAAATTTCTAATTTGGGTGATGCTTGGGATTCTATGTTAAATTCTATTGGAGAAGATACGCAGGGAATTGCATCTATGACAATATCGGCTGCAACGTCTATTATTGAAAACTACGACAAAGTTGGAAAGATTATTTTATCTATTGCTGCTACTTACGGTACATATAAGGCCGCATTAATAGCTGTAGAATTGTATGAAAGAAGAGCGGCTGCCGCAAGACTCTTACATATAAAAATTATTCGTGCTCAAGCCGTGGCGCAAGCGGCTTTAAATTTAGTTTCCAAAGCCAATCCTTATGTTTTGTTGGCAACGGCTATTGTTGGAGTCACTACGGCAATGTGGGCGCTGCATGACAGTACAACAACCACTGAAAGGGAGATGGAGCGTATTAGTAAACGTACAGAAGTTTACAATAAGTATTTACAAGACGAGAAGAATCATGTAAATGAACTCATTTCCGTTTTGCAAAATGAAAATTCTACAAAAAAGGAAAGAATAGAGGCGTTTAACGAATTACAAACTAAATATCCACAGTATTTTGGAAAATATAAAACAGAGAAAGAATTAATAGATCATTTAACAGAGTCACTAAAAGGGTATAATGAGCAGTTGCGTATTCGTCAAGAACTGATGAATGTGAAAAACAATAATGATGATATAAAGCGATATAAAGAGTTGGAAAAATTCCTTTCTCTTGCACGAAAAGGTAAAGATCAACGTACATCTGTTGAAGAATCGGACTTTAATTTCTATCTTAAGAAGTATGATGTAAGAAAAAGAGGAATAGGAGTTACCGTAGAAGAGTATATTCAAGAAATGTTAGCTTCTCTATCTGCCACTATAGGAGAAGGGCAGGAAATTATACGTAAACAGGAGCAAACAGCATGGGAAGTGGCTCTTGATTCTATGGATAAAACCACAGCAGAAGGGCACAAGAAGATGCTTGAAGGATATAAAATATTATTGAGAGAATCAGGAAAAGAATGGATAAAAATAGAAGGATCGGAAGCCCCTGTTAATGCCGATATTTTAACTAATAGAATAAAACAATTAAACGATAAAATATTAAATGTAGAATGGAAAAACGCAGAAACATACCGAAAAGAAGCTAAAATAGCATGGGAAAAGGCAAAAAAAGAAGTGGAAGATGTAAAATCAGGAAAAGCAACATATAAATCAGAAGCTGATTATCAAAAAGCTCTGAAAGAAAAACAGGATGCCGAGAGTGAAGCAGAAAAGAGATATAAGAACTTAGGAGGGGTTACGGGGAATGAGCTTTCTAAACAAGAAAAAGAGGCTGAAAAACGAAAGAAAGAGCAGGAGAAACTAAACGAAGATCTTTTGTCTCTCCGTCGCCAAAATCAACAGGCGGAAATAGATCTTATGAAGGAAGGCACAGAGAAAAAGCTGAAACAGATTGATCTTGACTATCAAAAGGAACTTGACGCCATCAAGAAACAAGAAAAAGATTTGAGTGAAAGACAGGGTGGAAAGTTGACTTCGGAGCAGTCTATTGAAATTTCCGCTCGTTATACCAATGCCGAAAATAAAAGAGATAAAGCAATTGCTGATATAACTAAGGAACAACTTAAAGCCGAACAAGAGGCTTTAAATGATTACTTGAAAGAATATGGAACATTTCAGCAACAGAAATTTGCTATAGCGCAGGAATATGCTGAAAAGATAAAAAAAGTACAAGAAGAAAGTGGAGCAAATAGTACGCAAGTCAAGTTATTAGAAAAGCAACGTGACGTTGCCATCCAGAACAAGGAAACCGAAGCTATAAAAGCCAATATAGATTGGGTTACTGTATTTGGTGAATTTGGGAGCATGTTTAATGATATGATTAAACCTGCACTTGAAGAAGCAAAGAAATATGTTCAAACAGATAAGTTTAAAAGTTCAGACCAAGACAGCCAAAAAGCGTTGATTGATGCCATCAACCAAATGGAGCAATCTTTAGGCGGAGCTGGTGGTTTGAACTTCAAGAAGTTAGGTCAAGACATAAAAGTATATCAATTAGCCGAACAAAATCGTCTTGCTGCTATTGAGGAAGAGACTATGGCTCATGACAAGTTAGCCAAAGCCCAAGATGATTACACCAAAGCGTTAAAAAGTGGAACAGAAGAGGAGAAAAAAGCAGCTCAAAATGCTTTTGAGATAGCCCAACAAAATGCAAATGCAGCATCTATAAACGTACAAGCTCAAACAAGTGCTTCCAATGAAATGCAACAAAGCCTAACTAACACCGCAACAGCTTTAAAGGCTAATATGGAAAATGTAACGAGTGGATTACAGAAGTTATCTTCTGGAGGCATTAAAAATGCCTACGAAGGATTGTTGCAAATTGGTAAAGGAGCCGGAGGAGCTATGGAAAAGTTTGCTGATAAACTTGATAAAGTTCCGATTGTCGGTTGGATCATATCAATCATTGATGTGTTTAAGGATGGACTTAGTAATTTTGTTGGAACTTTGCTGGATTCAGTATTCAATGCAGTTAGTGGAATTCTTAGCGATGTTTTATCCGGTGATTTATTTGTCACATTAGGCAAATCCATACGGGATGGCGTAAGCAATATTTTTAATGCTATTTCCTTTGGCGGATTTGACTCTCTAATAAACAAGATTAGCGGAAGCAATGCTAAAGAAGTGCAAGAGGCGATCGACAGATTAACAGACCGAAACGAAACATTAGAAAAATCGATTGACCGATTAACTGATGTAATGGATAAGTCCGCAGGTTCCAAATCTATATCGGCATACGAACAAGCATATAAATATCAAAAAGAACAGATTGATAATACTCTCAAAATAGCACGTGAGCAAGCTAGATACAGCAATTCGCATCATAGCTGGCAATATTATATGAAATGGAATGACGAACAACTACGTTGGGTTCGTGAAAATGTGGATAAAAATTTCTCCGGTACTAACTCGTTATGGGGACTAACACCCGAACAAATGAGAGAGCTTCTTAGTAATGCTGATATATATGAGCAAATTAAGAGTTCCGGCAAAGGCGGATATGGAGAACGTGTAATGGAAAAGCTTGAAGCGTATGCCGACCAAGCTGGAAAATTAGATGAGTTAACAGAGAAAATCAATGAGTCTCTGATGCAAATTTCTTTTGATGGTTTGAGAGATAACTTCTTGGAATCATTAATGGATATGGATAAGGATGCTAAAAGCTTTTCTGAAGATTTCTCCGAATATATGCAACGTGCACTACTTAATTTCTCTATGGGAGAGTTGTTTGATGATGAATTGAGAGAATGGTATAATGGCATTGCAAAACTGATGAAGGAAAATGGAGGGAAACTTACTAAACAACAGTTGGAAGATGCTAGAAAAGAGTACGATGCAATGGTTCAAGACGCGATAAATGAAAGAGATAAAATTGCTGAAATAACAGGATATACAGGTTCTTCCTCTTCATCCCAAGAAGCTTCAAAGAAAGTATCAGCGTCGGTCACCCAAGATTCTATATATGAGTTGTCCGGGCGTTTCACTGCTTTACAAATTGCTGGAGAAGAAATAAAGAATCAGAACCAACAGCAAACGATGTCTATTCTTGAACTGAAAGCGGAAATGCTACCCATCATAGCCAATACTTCCGGGATAAAGGATATTGCCAGTGAGACACGGGATTTGCTACGGCTTTCTTATGAAGCTATAGTAGACATTAGAGATAACACCAATGTGATAGTGAAGCCTATTCAGCAGATGGCATCTGATATTGCAGAGGTTAAACGGAATACTAATGGATTATCAAAGAGATAAAGCAGCAATAGGCGGAGCATTATCCGCCTATTACAACTATTATATAATTGACAGTGAAGCCTTTTTCATGACATCTCCAAGTTCAGATAAAGCCAATGATAATGTTTTAAGCTCTTCTTGGGTGAAATCGGCAGGCCTACCATTTATCAGATTCCCGTTTATCCGCTGATATAACCATTGGCGAGACTTGCCAAAATAATGTTCTGCTATATAAGACATTGAAGCAAAATCCAACACTTTATCTAGTTTTTCTTTTCTTTCTGCAATTTTAGCCAGTTTTCTTGCTTCATCTACAGCCTGCTGTGCACCCTTTTTAAACTCGTTCAAGAACTCCTTTTTATCAGAAGGTGATAAAGAGTTTACATACGCATTAAAACGCTTTTTGTGCTCTAATTTTGCTTGTTCGGTCTTTGCCTTTGCAAAATCATCTTTCCACTTTTTAAGTTCTTCTTTCGCATTCATACGGATTTACCTTTATAAGTTAAAGAGAAAATGGTAGCCCCTATGGGGGACTACCTTTTTCTTTCAGCTTGTTTTTGGCATCAATCAAATCGTCTAGCGCATCATTGATTCCTTCTTCAAGCTCCTCGTCTGAAATCCATTCGGTTTCCCGTAGTGCATCCCAGTTGAGGGAAAAGAAGCTAAGGTCTTGCTCCGCAGCTTCAATTCGAGCCTTTAGCTCTTTTTCATCAGTCATATAAAGATCGCGATTCTTATGACACCACAAAGATAATAACCATTTGGTAATTAAACAAGCTTTTAAGAAGATATTTCAATGCAATATGAGATATTTAACTTTTGGAAAATAAAAAGCCCCGAACCTTTATTGGGACGGGGCTACTGTTTTATTGTTTTATAAAATCATGAGGTTCTTTATCCCCACCAATACTATACCAATAACTTCTGAATGTGTTTTCATCAAGAAAATCACATTCATATTTATTATTACTATTTATTATCGTAGAACGAAATCGTATTAATTAAGTATTCCGAATAATTATATATATCGTTCAAGCTCGTAATCTCATGTTTCGTTTCTTTCTTGTTTTCGTCAAAAGTAGCTATATATTTCTTGCTAATTGCATTAAAATACATACGACAAATCGGTTTTCTATTATTGTCATCCAGTAATATGGCAAAATAAGTTTGAGCATCACGATAAACGACTCTTGAAACATCTACCGCCTGTCTAAGTATTGATTTTACTATAAAATAACTTTCTATTTCTTCCTCTGTTGTTATTATCTTATTTCCGTCTTCTTCTAACGCTTTATTATCTATCTCTTCATTTTTTGCCTCTTCTACAGTTTCAGTCTTTAAGGCAGATTTGAGCCTGTCCGAAATCAATTCATTTATATATGAACTGATAGATTTTTTTGTTAATTCAGTAAACTGATCTAACAATTTAGCGGTGATAACTCCATCATACACTTGTTTTGATAAATATTTTACGAATTCAGATGAGGGACTAGAAAATTCTTTTGCAATAATACTTTTTAATTCTCCCATGTATTTTAGTTCACTAGCAGAACTCAATACATTTTCTACATTAAAATATGACTTATGGAATTTCTTTAACTCTTCTATTTGAGAGTCTCTTAATTCTGTTATATTAACTTCCAAGAAAGGTTTTTCATCCATCTTGTTTGGCTCTATAAGATCGGTATAAAACCTATAGATGACCCCATTTGTTAAAACCCCAAATTTAGCCTTAGAAACATTGAAATAACGTATCAACTGGTTATCGTGTAAATTTAGATCTTGCGCCCAATGCTTGCATTCTATAAGTATAATCGGCTCCCCATCCTTCATTATAGCGTAATCTATTTTTTCTCCTTTCTTCATCGCTATATCGCACGTCATTTCGGGAACAACTTCTAAAGGATTAAATACATCGTAACCTAATGTGTTAATAAATGGCATTATAAAAGCATTCTTTGTCGCTTCCTCTGTAAGAATACTATCTCTAAGCTTTACAACTCTGTCCGCCAATTGCTTAATATTATCTTTAAAGTCCATCTTTTATGTGTTTTATGGTTGTACGGAGCCAAATTAACACATAAACACACAAATAAGCAAATATTCCTTTACTTTTCTTTAATTTCAGCCACTATTTTCTCTAATTCGGCTATTGTGGTGGCTTTATAGAACTTTCCTTTGTGATGAATTAGGGCGGTAAGTTCTTCCCCTTTAATTTGATGTGTATTCAAATTTGAGACTTCATCACGAAAAAAATCGACTATATCACAATCTATAGCATCAGCTATTTCTTTCAGTTTTTTATAGGTCGGATTCCCTTGTAAAGTAAGAGTGAGAGTAACTCTGTTAACCCCCATCTTTTTTGCTACATCTTGTATTGTGTAGCCCTTTTCTTTAATAATGCTTTTTATGTCCATAATTGAAAGTATATTATAATAAACGCCACAAATATAAAGCAATATAACCAATAATGCAACAAAAGTAGTTATTTATTGCATCAAAACATTTATTAGTTAACAAACATGTAATTATATACCGCAACATGTGTTTATATGAAAAAGTTTATTAAATAACTACATTTTATAGATAAAAGGTTTGCAAGTGTTATTGTAAACCCTTACATTTGCAACATCAAAAAGGAAATAAAGTAATAACAATTAAAAGATAAAGATTATGAAAACAATAGATTCTAACAAAGTAAAATTCATCAAAGGATTATCAACAGAAAATTATTCATTGTATTACACTTACAACAGAATAGATGAAGTTCAAGAAGTTATCCGCGGTCACTACGGTTTACCTTCAAAAGACACTCCTAAAGCAATCAAAGTTTCTGGTATAGATGGCTTCTTATTCATGACAAAAAACTCCGGTATCCTTGTAGATTATATATGTAAAGAGAATGATGGTAAGTTCGAACTTTACGAAATGAACCTAAAGACATACAATGAATACGAAAGATACATGAGCGATTTAATGGAAGCTTAAATTTAACCAGCAGGGCGAAAGCCCTGCCAATCATTAAAACACACGAATATGATAGAAATGACAATCATCATTCTAAGCCTACTTGCCGGATATAAGATGTTCGGTGATGACAATGACAAGTTTTTCATGTGCTAAGTATGCACCGCCCCATAAGAAAATATTCAAATTAAAATATTGGTTTGTATTGGGAAATATATAGCCCAATATATTAGACAATACTAAAAGATAGTATCAACACACTAAATAAAATCATTATGGAAACAAGAAGTTTGGAATTATGGTCTACCGATAGGATTGATTTGGTAGAAGCGAAAAACGGTCAAGCCGTGACCTCTTCTTTGGTGGTTGCGGATTACTTCAGGAAGGCGCACAAAGACGTACTGAAAGCGATTAGAGGATTGGAGTGTAGTGCCAATTTCACAGAGCGCAATTTTGCGCCCTGTTTGTATATCAATGAGTTATGCAATAATGTAAAGAAAGAACTCCCCATGTACTACATGACCCGTGACGGCTTCACCTTCCTCGCAATGGGCTTCACCGGAAAGGTAGCCGCCCAGTTCAAGGAAGCCTACATCAACGCCTTCAACGAAATGGAAGAGAAACTCCGATCCGAGCGTTGCACCAAGTACGCAGAACGCATCGTCAAAAAGCAAATCAAGGAGTTCAACCAATCATTGCAAGAAACGCTCGCTAGCGGTCGCAAGAAGCACGGAAGTATCTACGGTGGGATGATACCCTACGGGAAGGAAGAAGTTGCGTACAACCCAAAAGAAAGCATGGAATCGAATCTGAAAAGAATATTCGGTCAAGTACAAGAGATGTGCAAGGATGGCTTTCTTATGACTTCGCTAGCTGTCGAGACGAACAAGATGCTACAAGAGCTTATTGCCAAGAAATAGATTTGTCAGGGGGCTTCGGTCCGACACATTAGTTGACGCCAATCAACGGGAAAGGGTAGCTTCAGGGCTGCCCTTTCTTTATTGGTGATAATCCCACAATTTGATAATTGTGTTTTTTCAAAAGTATCAAGATTATGTTTTTGAAAGGTTGATAAGTAAGTTTGCATCTAAAATATGACACTTTTCCAAGTGTCAATTTTAATCTCTGATTTTTTTAGGCTTGGAATTGGACATGAAATAAATTTGTGCATAGAAAATAATACGGCTATCCTCACGGCTGAAAGATATAACGCCATCGGTGAGAAGTGAGGAGCTTTCCTTTGGCGCTTTTTATATGCCAGGCGTGGCAGGTCCAGCAAGTCGGTAAGGCGTGAGAGGTTCGAATCCTCGCTTGCTACAAAATCGGTCAAAAGAAAATCCTCAAAGGTAGTGCTTGACCGAGCTACCAATGAGGATAATATCAAATTCAATGATGATGCAAAGATATGAAAACAAATCAAGAAATGGTGCGATACATTGATAATTTTAGAGTAGTACAGCGCACAAGTGATGGATATTTTGACGGAAGTGAACTTCTCCGGCAGTGGAATGGTGTGGAAGGAAATCCAAGAAGAAGGATGTCTGAATTTATAGACAGTACGAAAGTGAAAGAGTTTTTAAAGGCTCTTGCAGAGGATGAAAGCCATAGGGCAAAAATCGACATTGGTGAAAATCAACTACTTATAAAGATTAAAGGACGAAATACAAAAGAAGGTAAAACCCCTGATAAGGTTTGGATGAATCCGCTACTCTTTATTAAGTTCGCCATGTGGATAAATCCAACCTTTGAAGTAAAGGTATTACGCTTTGTATATGACGAAATGATCCGTTATCGCAATGATGCAGGCGATGCTTACAAAGAACTTTCATCTGCTGTTATGAAAATAGTTCCTAAGGATTTTATGCCTAAAGCTATGCAGAAGGTTGGTGAAGCGTTAAACTGGGTCATCTTTAACAGCCATGAGAAAATGCTACGTAACAAGTACGGTGACGAAATGAAACAACGTGAATTATGGCAGCTTGAAAAGAAGGTCTCAGATTTAATAAATGAAGGATTTATAACCAATTTCGATAATCTAATTAGCTATTTAAGAAATCAGTACCAAAAACGTAATAATCCACAAGTATTTAATTATGCATCTTAATTAATGCGCACGTCATTAGATTGGCGTGCGCTATTTACATAGGTGTATCATCAAAATAACATATATATGAAAGGAGATTTATTAATAAACAACCGGGATGCTTTCCTAGTATGGGGAGTAAACATGGGAGACGGTTTCATTGAGAGCTTGTACGCCCCTCTTCCTATGAAAGATGTGATTGAAAACAAATCCCGCTTACAGGATGGGAAAAGGGTTATAATTGAAAACAGAAAGGTCGATGAGCGAGATTTGACCCTTACATTTACACTGAAAGGGGATTCGCCATCCGATTATGCAGCTAAATACAAGTCATTCTTAAATGAGATAACAAAAGGTGAGTTTACAATCAAGATTCCGCCATTGGGAGAGGATGTTTATCATCTATACTATATCCGGTCAGCGTCTTTTGGTTTCAATCCTTCAAGGATATTTTCCAAGATCTCCGTGAAATTGAATGAGCCTAACCCTGCAAACAGGATATAAACACTAATTATCTGACATTTTTTTAACTGTCAATTTTTGAAGCCCAATAATTTTGGGCTTCTTTTGTTTATCTCCGAACTTTGGTGTGTTATGGAATCAGTAGACATCAAAGACATATCCGGCAATCTCCGTTTTTCGACACCAATCAATGAGGGTTCGAAAAGACACTTCCTGTTGATGAAAGAGGACTATATCACATTGAAGTTCTCTCTCGACAATCCTGTGTACTTCCAACTGGGAGACGGAGTAGATAATGAACTCGGAATCTTTGAACTTGTAGACCTGTATAAACCCTCCTACAATACAACTACTGGTGCCTACGATTACGAACTCCGCCTTGACGCTTACTATTGGAAATGGAAGAACAAGAAGTTCTTTTACACACCGGAGACAACCGGACGCGAAGCTGGATGGAACCTCACCGCTACCCTTGACACGCATTTAAATGTCTTTCTTGCCAACCTGAAAGCACTCGGATACAAGTTCAGAAAAGAAGAGTTCACATACGAGATTGATAATACGGTAGCGAACACTTCCAAGCTTGTTTCATACGATAATGTGAATCTGATAGACGCTCTTACCCAAATGGCGGAAACATGGGAGTGTGAATGGTGGATAGAGAACAAGACTATTCATTTCGGCCGTTGTGAATACAGCTCTCCGATAGATTTCAAAGCCGGTGATTTGACAGACACGGAGAACGTGAATGTCAACTCCATGCGAAGAAGTGACAGTCAGACCACATACGCGACCCGTGTTTATGCTTTCGGTTCCACCCGTAACGTTCCCGCCAGTTACAGGAAAAGTCTGATATTTGACGTGAAGAAAGTCAAGGGAAGAGATATATCCGATACTGCAAGACCGTTGGATATAAAGTTCTTTCCTTCAAGTACGGTCACAAAGGAAGAATGCACTTCCGATCTCAACCTTTCAAGTCATTTGAACCGGGACAAAAGGGAGTTTTCCTATGATGAGAAAATAGCTGAAACATTGGCGGCCGGTATTTACCGTGTAAAGGATAATGAAAATGGTATCCGCTTGTATATTGGCGTACCCTATATACCATCACCCGTTCCTAGAGATTATCTTCCAGCCGGTGACTATGTTTTCCGCGCATCCTTCGTCTATTATCAGGATGGCATGGAGAAAGAGACAGTGATAGGCGGCAGCACTGTAACAGTCGGAGAGAACCAACAATACGAAATAGATACAGTCTTTCCCTTCCCCGAAACATTCTCACCGGGAGCAGGCGCTTCACAATTGAGATTGCGCAGTTACTTGTCCATTCCATATTACGACAACCCACTTATCGGAATGGGATTAGGCATATTGGGCTCTGTATCATTTGACGTATCCCTTGTTGCCGGGCAGTCAGCCGCTACCACCGTCACATTCCTTTCCGGTTCCAATGAGGGACAGATATTTGATGCTGTCTATAATCCGGATTTCCTGACAGGGGACGATTCGAATGTTCTTCGTCTTCCCGAAGGTATAACAGCTTCTTTGAACGACCGATATACGATTGGCAACATCATAAAAGGCAAGGTTCCCGACAACTATTTCAGCAAGGATGATAAAGAGCTTACTTTAAACGGAGTAGTTCAAAAACGCCTTATGCTGCCGGAAGGTATTCCCTATGTAGACGCTTACAGATACAGCCCCACAGGGGAACGAATTGACATAGGAGATGAACGTTACGACAACCCCGACAACGTGGAAATGCCTGTAGAGGAAGCAATTGAGGAGATAGTCATATTTGAGGATGAATATCCTAAGTATATCGGTAGCACTACGGTAGTTCCTGATCCTACTTGGGAGGATGAAAAGGTTGATGACAAGCCAACCGGCAATAAATATCCTATCTACACCTTCAAGGATAACGGACTGAAGAACTTTACGAAGGACTTCCTTCTGGATGAACTGCACCTGATATTCCAAACGGGCAAGCTTGCCGGACTGGATTTCGCCCTTAATCTCAAAGAGAGCGACAACACGGGTACAACCTTTGAGATAGTCCGAAACGAGGACTACGGGCGTGCACTTCCTGATGATGTGTTATTCCCGCAAGCCGCACATATGGAAGACGGTGAAGAAGTCCCGGCAGACACATATGTCCTTTACGGCTTCGATCCGGCATTCATCTCTGAACAGATGATGCCGGAATCAGAACAAGAGTTGCTTGAAACTACCAAGAAGTATGTAAAGAAGTCCATGATTGACCCGTCCACCTATGATTGTGAGATGGATGCTGATTTCATCTACAATGAGGGTAATATTCGTACATACGAAGTCGGAGCTAAAGTCAACCTGATAAATAAGGCATTTTTCCCGGAAGGCAGACAATCAAGAATCATCGGTTTCGAGTGGCCGTTGGATATTCCATACGATCATCCTATATATACAGTCGGTGAAACAGCCGCTTATTCCCGTATCGGTGAGATAGAAAGCAAGCTTGATAATCTCACATACAAAGGACAGACTTACTCCGGTTCCGTAGTCGGTAGCGGTGGTGCAAGTATCTATGTGATAGGGGTAAATGATAAGACTCTCCCATCTGACCGTAATGTGTTCTCATCCAAAAAGTCCCTTGCTACCTTTCTGAACAAGACACAGGAGGAAACAATGGATTATCTTATCCGGCTGCTTGGCGGTGTCATAACCGATAATATAGAATCTCAGAACTTCATAAGCGGTGCGCTTGGTACGGGATTCCTTGTCAAGCGTGACCCGAAGACCGGACGGTCGTATGCCGAATTTGATGAAATATATGTCCGGTTGAAGGCTGTGTTTGAATCTTTGACAATCAAGGAACTACTGTCATTAGGCGGTGAGATACTTCTTACACTAGCCAGCATTGAATGTACGAAGGTCGAAAAGATTTCCGTAGCATCCGTGTATGATTCTAGTGGAGCACGTCTCTACGACTCGGACAACGCAGCCCTGTATGTTCCCGTAGCGACAGGTGGCGTGTACCGTTGTTACTTCACTGCCGACGATGGTGAGAAAGCCATCATCAACCAGTTCGCAGCCGGAGACATGGCGCAATGTCGTCAGTTTAACATCAAGGCTGGAGTTTATGAGAATGTAGCTAACCGCTACTATTGGCGGTATGTTTTATCTGTCGGCGAAAACTATATAGACCTGTCGGTAGATGACTGCGAGGAAGGCAGCGATATTCCGCAGGCAGGTGACAAAATAATCCAACTTGGCAACAAGACAGATCCCGCACGTCAGAATGCTATCCTTTTGTCCGCCTATGGGCTTACCGCTCCAACCATACAGATGTTGCAGGGTATTGATTCTTATACTTTGGAAGGAAAGGCTGTCAAGGAAGAGGGATTCGACCAGGAGACGCAGCAGTTCTATTCAAATAATTACGGACGCAGTTATACAGGTTCGCGAAATAAAAGTAATTATATCCAATACACTCCTGAAAGAGGAGTTGAAGTCAGGGGTACTGTAACACTGGAAACCCCAGAAGGCAAAGTGTGGCGTGTCGACAGCTCAGATGGTGTAAACTATATCGGAGATTTGAATGGAAAGCATATTGAACTGAATCCTAACACGTGCGACATGAAGATATATAATGACGATGGAAAGATTGTCAACGTGTTTGAGGGTAATAACTACAGGTCGGTTGATGATTTATACGCTGGGAATATTCCATCAGTAACCATTATAAACAACAGACCATTGCTTACAGTTCCCGGAAGCGACAATACTGTAATGTCTGATGAAAAGGAAGTGAATATCATTAAAGAGGATTATTTTTACGCGGATTCATTGTTGACAATGAATTTCAATTTTTCCTTTGTTTCCCAAAATTATACTGGGGCTACAGGTGCGGCATCATGCACTACAGGATACGAGCTTCACCTACTCTCTTATACGGATATCAATTCTGATCCAATATTGGACTATATATTAAGACAGGACGAACGGAGCGAACCCGGAACTACCACTATCCATTATACCGAACAGACAAAAACAATAAATCCCGGATTGTATTATAGGCTTGTATTCAAGTTATATGCTTCTGTATCCGCCAACGGTGTTTCCTCTATGGCGGAAGTTACCATAATTGACATATCCGTTTCCTTTTCAAAGAGCGGATACATATCACGTTTCTTTGCGAACGGAATGTCTTTAGGTACATCAACAGATAACATATTTGCCGTTTTCAACAAGCGCAATGCGCTCTTGGGAAATTATATACAAGCAGAAATGCATAACAAGGATGTTGGATTTAGAATTTTAGCACAGAAACTATTAGCAAAGCAGAACCCTCACGGCTTTTCCAATGAGATTCCGTGGGGGATGGTTCCCCGAATAGTCGCAAGCGGAAAGGCAAAATGTTCAAGCTCATTCGCTTCTTTCGCGCAAACGACAATATTCGATAACAGCTCATTGTCCATTTCCAGACATTCCAAAGGGAGGTTTCTGATAACCTTGCCATCGGAATGGAGCAAATACGAACTTGATAAGAGTGGGTATGTGATGGTTACCGGATATGGCTATGTAGAAGGCGGTTCACGCCCTGTGAGTGCCACTGTGACAGATTTCATAGCCAATTCCTTCTTTGTTGTTCTAAGTGATGGTGGAGCTCCTTGTGATGCGGATGGCGGTTTTTATTTTGAAATAAAAGTATATTAAAGCAATGATATTATGGCAGAAGAAACTAAAACATTAAGGCATACAGCCGAAGAGATAGATGATGCTATCGACAAGCTTCCTAGCAATGGTAATGCGGCAGGGATCTACAAATCTTCCCTGTCTTTCAGTTCCATCGTAAATGACGGTAACGTAACCCAAGACCACCTAACCGAAATAAATTCTATTTATGCGGCATGGAAATCCGGTAGAATGGTATATGTCCTGGACGAAAAAGGTGGGTATTACAATTTGGGAGTGCTAAACATGCAATTGGCAGAAGATAATTCAAAGTGCTCATTCGTGGCATTAGACCAAGATGGCGTATTATGCTATTATTCCTGCAACCCGTCTTCCGGTGTTACGGGTAAATGGTCTGTTACTCCTATTGGGAAGGATTTGTTCGCACTGATTCAGCATACCCATAAAGCAAGTGATGTAACAGAGGAGACAAACAAGCGTTTCGTGACTGATGAGGAAAAGGATGAACTAAGCACTCTAAGTACTACATACGCTAAAGCCGACCTCTCCAATGCCATGACTGTTTCCCTGAACCAGAACGGTTATGCTAAGTTTAATAACGGTCTGCTGATACAATGGGGATATTTTAGCGCCGGTGCTTCAAATAATCAGTCTATAAATTTCCCAGTATCTTTTAAATCCTGTTTTTCCCTAGCTTTTTCTAGTTCTACGGATAATACGGATAATTCTATATGGTCTGTGAATTATGCAGCTATATATGCTTCATATTTTACGGTTTATAGAAGATATGCAAATGCGGGAAGTGTATCCCCTTCTTCGCAGTCATTCAGATGGATAGCAATAGGAAGTTGGAAATAATTAATAAAGAATAATTATGGAACAAAAAATGTATTGGAAAAACGGATTCCACGACACACCCCAAGAAGGTGCAATAGAGATTACGAAAAAGTATTGGCAAGAATTGTTAGACGGTCAATCTGCGGGAAAGCTTATTGTTACCAATGATGAAGGGTATCCTATACTGGTCGAGCATGAATATACGATTGACGAACTGAAAGAGATGAAGATAGCGGAAATCAACGCCTATGACAAGTCGGATGCCGTCAACTCTTTCACGCTTGCCGGAAAACAGATATGGTTAGACAAAGACACCCGTGTCGGGCTGGTCAACTCAATCGGTATCGAGAAAGAATCCGGACGGATGAATACCACGCTTTGGTACAATGCCGAGAAGTACGTTATCCCGGTAGATGATGCGCTGGCTATGCTCAACCGGCTTGAATTGTACGCCCTTGACTGCTACAATGTGACGCAATCCCATATAGCGGCTGTGAAAGGTTTGTCTGATGCCGGACAAGTGGAAGCCTACAATTACAAAACCGGATACCCGGAACAACTCAATTTTGTATTATAAACTCAAAAACAGATAAAGCTATGATTCTATTAGTACTATTATCATTCATTCTCATCGCAGGCTATGTTTATGCGATGATTAAGAAAGGGAAAGAAATCCCTTATTCAATCAGTGCCACCTATTATGCGCTGACACACAAATTTTGGTTCGCTCTGTGCATGATTGGCTCCGGTGTTCTGCTTCTTCCGGCAGCTTTGGAATCAAGTACGGAGAACAGCCAGTTTCTTGTATTCCTTTCGGTTGTCGGTATGGTTGTGCTCGGTGTGTCTCCCAACTTCAAATCGGAGCAAAAGGTTCCTCATGCAATAGGTGCCGCCATGTCCTTAATATTCTCCCAGATATGGGTAGGCTGTAACAGTTGGTACTGGCTTCTGTTATGGTTGGGATTCATTATTTACATGGTTGTCTCCATGAAGAAGCATTGGACGGGTAACTTCATCTCCGATTTCATAAAGAGAAAGCCGATGTTCTGGATTGAGGTAATTTCATTGTTGACCGTTTATCTTACTTGTCTATGGTAAAGGGTCAGTTAACTCGTACAATCAGCTCATCTGTATTTTTCGGTGAGCTGTACGCTCTGATGTGGGATATGAGATGGCTCATGCTCTTTATCTTAATCCTTATAATCGTGGATATGTGGTACGGAGTAAGCAAGTCCATCAAGCGTGGCGAAGAGTTCCGGAAGAGCCGTTGCGTCAAACGCTTCCTGCTTAAATGCGGTGATTATATCTGCCTGCTGATACTTGGTGCCGTTCTTGGCAAGGCTATCGGTGAGCCTTTGGGAGTTTCCGCATTGGTTGTTTCTGTGATAGTTGTCCTTATCGGTTGTCTGGCGGAGCTTGAAAGCATTAAATCCAACTATTGTGAGACAAAGGGAATCCATAAGGATATCAATGTGTTCAAACTGCTGCTTGTATTGGTCGGCTTCAAGAGCAGGGAGTTGGAGAAAGCGATTGAGGAATCTATAACGGATAAGAAGAAGGATGAGCTGGATAAATGAAAGTAACCGTATCAAGCACCTGCTCTACGCCATCCCGGCAGGTGCACTGTTAACCATCCTGTTTGCGGCAGGACTGGCTGTCGGCATGGAGTTCAAGGACCGTGCATACGGCAACGAATGGGATTGGCTCGATATTGCCGCCACGCTGATAGGCGGTTTTATCGGACAAGCGATTCAAATCGGAGTATTAACATTGATTTTATAGGAGGAAAGATATGGGAAAGTATTTCACAATAGCTGAAATGATAAAGAGCGAAACGGCTGACAGACGCGGTATTGATAACCGTCTGCCGAAAGCGTTAATCTGCAATGTAGATGGTTTAATAGATAACGTTCTTGATCCTCTTCGGGAAGCCTATGGCAAACCTGTCATTGTAACGAGCGGATACCGTTGCGAAGCATTAAACAAGGCTGTAGGAGGAAGCAAGACCAGCGAGCACATGAAAGGAATGGCGGCTGATATAGTTGGCACTCCGAATACAAAAGCGGAAAACAAAAAGCTATTCAATCTCGTACAGGAGCTTAACCTTCCTTTTACGCAGCTGATAGATGAGAAGAACTTCTCATGGGTTCACGTTAGCTATGATAGCTGCAACGTGAAGAAACAGGTTTTAAAATTATAATCAATAGGAGGAACAATCATGGCATTAAAAGATATTACATTCAATCAAGTAGTAGAAGGCAAGTATGTAAGCGACTCTATACAAGTAAATCAAGAAAGCATTGGCTTGCAGCTTGAATTTGAAAAGGGAAGCACATTGTGGGTTTATATCAGCTACGACAGCGAAAAATTCCAGTCGGTAGAATCCCGGTTGTGTGGTGAAGTTTTCGCCCGCCCTATCGTTGGTCTAAAGAAAGGTCAATATATCAAACTCGAATCTACACAACAGCCCCTCAAGGCTCAATACTTTGAATCTGAAGAATAATGGAAGCGATAGGATTAAATCCGATTAGGTTTGACCGGATAGGGCTTGATCCTATCCGCGTCAATGCGATTAAGTTGGGCGTTCCGGGAGCAGCTTCCGGTTCCGACCGTCCTTACATCGACCCGGAAGTATTGGCTTCTTTGGTCGCTGTCTGTATCTGTGACGGCAAGAGCAACGACGACCCTGACAGGGCTGTAATCAAGAACTTGGTGGACCCTGACAATCCGTTTGTGATTAGCAATGCGGCTTACGAAGGCATGTCAGGCCATAATGGTTATCCTGTTGTGTTTGGTGCTAATAAAACTTGGAAACAATTACCGACTTACAATTCTATATATAGTATTAATGATAATAAAATACATATTACTAAAGTATTAGGTGCGAATAGAGGTTTAATATTTAGTTATGTAAAGCAAAACGACCAATTATTAGATATAACAGAAATACCTTCTTTTAAAATTAAAGTAAGTGGTTTGAAAGGGGATAGTAAGCTAAGATATTCATATATAAAAACAGAAAATGCAGTTTATCAAACTTTATTAGACTTGGACAATGGTATTCACAAATTACCTAAATCTCTTCGTCCAACTGATTCAATTGTTAATGAATCATGGATAGGATTTACAATAACTCCTATTGTAGAAAATGAGATAACCTTTGATTGTGATATTACTATCGAAGTTCTTCCTGAATATGAAGGCGCCTTCGTCACTGACGGTAAAGACGACTTAATCACTTCCACCAAGACGGTTAAGGAAATGTTAGGAGGAAGCAATGAGGTTACCGTGGTGAGTATGGTTCATCAGATAGGATTGTCTTCACTGACAACTATTAATAATATTCGTTCGGAAAGTGTAGCTCACGTAGTTTGTAGGAATATTTGTAGTTTTGCTGGAAAAACAGGTATATACGGGTATTCAAGACAGATAAATACTAACAATCCTCCTGCGCTGATAAATAATATACTTGGAGATAAGAAAGACTATACAGCAGAAGGTAACTCAGCATTAGATCCTACTGATAAATTCTTTGTTCAAGGTTATAAATACAGTGGCACCATAAGTGAAGTGTCCCCAATAGCCTACTATTGGACATTCATCGCCAACAAGGTGCTGACCACAGACCAAATCAATCAGGTAATATCCTACTTCAATTTGGACAAGCATGTTAAACCGGATGTATACTATGACATAAAGAAACAAGGTCTAAGCAATGATACTCCTGAAGCGGATTGGTATCTGAAAGACTTTAGTGGAAATGGTCATGATATGCAGTTGTATAACTTTGCTAAGAAACTAGGTAGTGGAATTGGTAAATATGAAGTAGATTTTAATACTTGGATACCTCAATCTTACGTTGCTGATTCTACATATACTTCTAATAAGCTTCATATTACTAATATAAAAGGCAGTAACGCTATTTTATATACTAAGAAAGGAACGAATGCTATGAAAGTAAAAATTACTGGGATTCAATCATTTAATTTAGTATATAGATATATTGCCGAAAATGATGTTTGGGAAGCACTTGAAGTTGATAGAGATGGAATTTATGAATTACCTGCGAGTACTACAACCACAAAAACCTATTATACAGGATTCACTGTTCCATATTATACTGGTGATTGTGATATAACTATTGAGCAAATCCCTGACTACGAAGGAGCATTGGTATCTGATGGAATTGATGATTACGGTAAAGTAGAAAACCTTCCAATATACAAGGATTACACGGTAGTAGCTGATAGAGAGATAGTGGACGGATTAATTGATAATGCAGGTGGTGGAGTAGCTATTAGAAGTTATAACTATGCAAAAGGGGCTTTTGGATTTGATTGGAAAAACCAAGCGTTTAGTTTCGGTGGAAATACCGACAGAATAATTGATGTACAAAGATTTATTAGCTACCAATCTAAATATATAAATAATGGGATTCAACTTATTACTGGCAACGTAGTAGACAACAATCCATTATATATGGCTAGATTAGGAGAAGAAAATAGATACAGCAAACTAGCTCTTTGGTCCTTTTTACTCTTCCCTTACACCCTTTCCGAGTTCCTGCTAGAGCGTCAGTTAAAGAGGTATAAGTTGGGTACGCTGTATCCTGGAATGATAGAGTGGAGACCCAAAGTAAATATTAATGTTCCAGTTGTTACTCCTCCTACTTTTAGTATGAATAATGGTAGTGATATAAAAATTACTAATGGGCAGTATATACCAGAAGGAACAGAAATAACCATCCGAGTTTTTACCACAACTGATAGTTCAGTAGGAGGTCTAAATGAAGCAACTGCAAAAATAAATGGTGTAGATATAGAGTTATCTCCAAGCGGGAATAAGACCTATTATGGAGGTAAATTCATAGTATCTTCAAAGCAAAAGATAGACATAACCATTGACGAGTACATCAGATACGAAGATATTGTACAGCCTTATCCAGCAATAATTAATCTAAAACAAGATGGTAAAACTATCACTTGGGGAGATAAGTTGAAAGTAGGCAGTGATATAGTCTTTGTAGGAAGTGCCAACCTTTTACCGGAGCTATATACTGTATCCGAGACACGGTATAATGGTGTAACGCTTTACCCAAACACTATCATAAAGGTAGAGAAGTCTATGGTGTTTGATAATGCACGTACCTACCTAAAAGCCAATGAGCCGAACTGTATCCTGTCGCCTAATAGGTTGAGGATTCCAAATTCTAGCTACAAGATACTAGGCTACATTCCGGACTTGACAGGTAAAGGTAATCATGGTAAGCTTAATAACTTTGCTTATACAGAAGATAGTGGTGTGTTTGTTGATGGTAGTATTAAGTTTGACAGTACAGACGACCATATTACTATACCTAATATAATAGGTGGTAAATGTGTTATGGCAAAAGTTAAGATTAATATAGTTAGCGGAGTTATTTATGACCAAAGAAGAGCGAACGTTCTTAATAAATCATGGGTGCAATTAAATCCTAACCAAATTGCATTTGAACAAAATGCAGTATCTACATATATAGATGGAATATTAAATCACAATGTTACATGCTCAGATTTGGTTTCTAAAACTGTTAATCTTACTTGTGAACTAGAAATAGGTGATACTAGTGGAACACATCAGCCAACTATAGGTAGTTCGTATGCCGTTGGATATACTACTAATATTAACCTCTACGAGTTTATGCTCTTCCCCGATGTGCCTAATGAAGAAGAAATAAAGGAGCTGAATGATATTATAGGTATTGAGAATAACATTGAAGTAAGTTAAACAATTAATTAAAAAACATATGATATACGCAGTAGTAACAATCGAATGGCTAGCCCAGCACGGTCTGTTGGCTATCCCCACAATGAGAAAGAGTAAAGACGGAAGTAAGGTAATCCTCCACGAAGAGTATTTGTCCCCTTACAAGGACGAAGAGTTTCCGAGATACTATTTTGACAGCCCGGAACTGAACGCCCTCCTGTCGGGTGATGAATGGTCATGGACGGAAGAGGAACAACCAGAAGGGAGTGCGGAATTCATCCAGGTGGCAGCAGCTCAAAACCTGTTGAACATAACTAAGGCTGGAATTCAAACAATGAACTTGACTGATAACGAAGCGTTGAAAGTGAAGTCCATGTATCCGTATTGGAACGAGTTTATCAGCAAATCACTAACAACCGGAATGAAAGTGCAGTACAACGATAAACTCTACCGGGTAAGGCAGAATATTGCTGTCGTCTTGGAGAATCAACCGCCAAGCATCAACACCGCAGCTCTCTATGAGGAAAACAACGAGACCGCTGCCGGAACAAAGGATGATCCGATCCCATACAATAACAATATGGCATTGGAAGAGGGCAAATACTATTCGCAGGACGGAGTTATCTATAAGTGCACCCGTTCTACTGGGCAAGCGGTGTACGCTAACCTCTCTGATTTGATTGGTATTTACGTTGAGGTAGCATGAAACGTCTGTTATACATCCTGACCATTTTCCTGATGTCAGGAATATGCTTCACAAGCTGCCGGAACATCAAGTATGTTCCGGTAGAGACCGTGAAGACGGAGTACAAGACACGTGATAGCATCCGTTTTGACAGCATCTATGAGCATGACAGTATATTCCTGTTCGTAAAGGGAGATACTGTCTACAAAGAGAAATATCGGTATAAATACCGGTATCTGACAATTAACAAGACAGATACGGTTATGCTGACCGATTCTGTGCAGATCCCTTATCCGGTGGAGAAACAGCTAACCCGGTGGCAACAGATGAAAATAGAGCTGGGCGGTTGGGCTGTTGGCGTAATTATAATACTATCTATTGTATTAATGCTTAAGCTGTTTAGAAATTAACCGGCACTATCTTCACAGACCGTTTCCGGTATGAAAAGTTTAAGTTTTACTCACATAACAATTTCCAATGGAAAAAGGTTCATAAAGAAAGGAGGATAAAATGATACATTAATTAATACTAAGCAATAAGTTTATCCGGTAAAGTAGAAGGCCGGATATCGTAGCAAATGTAGCTCTTTTTTTGGGGGGGTAGAGTAAAAAGAACCCCCGACACATTAAAGTTGACGCCAATCAATACTTTAATACACCAAAGCATACGCCGGTTGTGTCAGGGGGTATAATATCCTTAACATTCCGAAGTATGCTTTTGTTCTTTTGGTATATATGTACTGATTGGCAAAGGCAAAAGTACAACAAAAAAATTAATTACCATGTGTAAGTCCGAGATTTTTGCCGAAATATTGAACCTTGTAGGAAAAGAAACTGAAGTTTCTACAGAACTAATCCTTTCATCAACCAAAGTGACCGAAGTCGTCGATGCCCGTTCTATCGTAGTGTTCTTCCTCACTGAATACGGTCTATATCCTGAACAGATAGCCGCTTTACTTCATAAGACATCTGCCAGTATACGCTATCTTATATCCACTTTCGAAAGCCGTAAAAATACAAACAAAATGATTGCAATATATCTGCAAAATATTCGTAAATCGCTTGCAAATGAGTGCTGATTTAAGCAGTCTCTATTATATACTTTTGTGATGCGGTTAATATTGACCGTAATAAAAAAAGTATAAATCTCTATGGAAAGAACGTACGTTTTTAATCAGGACGGTGGAGCGGCTTCAGGAAACGGTCTGCTTGCTTCTATTCTTCCGTCTTTGCAAAACAGAGGGGTTGACACCGGTTACCTGATGGGTCTGCTTGGAGGCGGCAATGGCAACGGTGGCTTCTTTGGTAACAATGGTGGTTTTCAAGACATCATTGCGCTTATTGTGATTGCAGCTATTTTCGGAAATGGCAATTTCGGCTTTGGCGGCAATAATAATCAGGGAGCGAACGAAGGAAGAGAGATGATTATGCAGACACTTAACCGAAATGGTGTCGACATTGCATCACTGGCACAAGCCGTGAACACTTCTTCAGATCAAATCCTTGCCGGTATTAATTCCGTATCACAGGCAATCTGTGGGCTTGGTAACCAAATGGGCCAGAACACCAACAGCATCCTTACTGCAATTATGCAGGGCAACAACGCTCTGACATCTCAAATCTGTAGCTGTTGCTGCGACATGAAGCAACTTGTAACTACACAAGGATACGAGAGTCAGCTTGCAATGTGCAACCAGACTAATACATTAGTCAACACAGCAAATCAAAATACGCTTTCTTTGCGTGACAGTGCAACAGCTAACACGCAGGCTATCATTGCCAAGTTGGATGCTATGCAGAATCAGGCGTTACAGGACAAGATTGCATCTCTTACTGCGGAAAAGGCAACTCTTACTGCTGAAATCTCCCAACGCAACCAAAATGCTACAATTTTAAATGCAGTAGGTCAACAGATTGCACCTCTTGCAGCGGGATTGCAAGCATTACAAAGCGATGTTGATGGAATCAAATGCAAGTTGCCCAATACGGTTCCGGTTCAATACCCTAACATTGTCGGTGTAAACATGGATACTTACCGTGCTGCTGCCTTCGGTGCTTATGCCGGTGACGCAGCATACAGACGTGGCGGATGCGGTTGTAATAACTACTGGGGTTGATCCGGTAAGAAAGGAGGTAACTATGTGGCCTAACTTTTTTACAGGATTCCCCTTTCTGTTTCCGACGCTTGGAAGGATCAATAACAACACCCTTCCGACGGTGGGTGTAACGGTCGGTACAGAGAATGTGACATTGGAACTTCCCAATCATGCATTCCGTAACCGGGACTACGTAGGAAGTTTCTATGTTAATCTTCGCCAGCCTATCCCTGCGGGAACAGCGACAACGCTTCCTGTACTGATTGGAACCAATGGGGACACAAGACCGTTGATGGCTTACAACAACGAGCCTATTACAGTTGCAAACCTTGCCGGAACCGGTATTTATGAAATTCACTATAACAAGTACACCAATGAGCTGTTCCTTGTTAATGGCGGATACAGACCTACCGCTACTCCGGCTGCTACAGCAGAAGCAGCGTCAAGTAAAAACAAGTAGTCAACACGGGTGTCAGAGTTTATTGGCACCCTATTTAAATTAAATCAATATGTTTCAGTCACTTCGCACCAATAACCAGTTGTATATACTTCATAAAGATACCAATCCATATATTGAATATGGTCCGGTAGTAAGCGTTTCAGCCCCTAAGCCAAAATATCCTATAGCCTCTCCTGTAGTGGGACAGCTCACCCAAATGGAGATGGTAGTTGATGTTGTCGTTAGTATCAACGGTCAAAACACTACATTTCAAAATCTCCCTGCAGGAATGGATATTGCCGATTTTGGTCAAAACGGGAATATTGTGGTATCATGTTCACGAGATGCAATGAACAATGAGGTAGCTTCTATGAAACAAAAAAGCATAGATATCCTAAACAGCATGGACATACATAAATCCGTGATTGCCGGATGCGACAAGATGCTTACTCTCTTGAATCCAGAGTTTGCTGAAAAACAGCGTCAAGAACAGGAGATTGCCTCTTTGAAAGGGCAAATGTCGGAAATGAGCAAGAATATGGCAGATCTTATGGAATTAAACAAAAGGCTAATGGAACAAATAGGAGTAACCGAAACATCTAAAAACAAGAAATGATATGGGAATGTGGACAATAAGAGAAGAACACGATGGATATGATCGTGACTTCGGAATGCGAGGCAAAAGTGAAATCGAAGAAGCTTATCGTGAAGGCTGCCGCCATGGTTATGAGAAGGCCATGAGTGAAATGCGTGGCGGTGGAATGGGATTCCGTGAGAATGGACGCTACGACAGCGATGGCATGAACGAGCGTCGTATGCCGGGTTATTTCCCGGAATCCCCTATGTACGGAGATATGGGAGAGCGCAGACGCAGACGCTCAAACGGTGAGTTCTATTAATCGTATGAGGGGAGAAATCCCCTCTTATTCTAATAAAGCAATTATTATGGGACAAAGACTAGATACGTATGACAAGATGCCGACGGCAATGAAAAATTATCTGTCATTATACGGCTGGCACTTCTCTAAGAAGATGTGCGAATGGGCTGTTTCTAAAATGGAAGTTGAGAACAAGACTACCAAGCAGAAGGAAAAGCTCGTTCCGATCAAAAAGGAAGAGGTGGAGGAGCTTCTGAAAAAATACGGAATTAAACTGGAGAAAGATGCCGGGTACGATTGCGTATATGTAGCCAATATGGCGAAAGCTGATTATTATAAGAGTTCCATTACAGATGAATCCCGTTTGGCATTATTCTTGAAGGATTACATAGATGATCCAGACGGATATGACGGACTTCCTTTTACCCGTTTCTATGCGGATTGTATCGGAAGTGGCACACCTATAATGTGGGATGATATGCTCTGATTTATGATAGTCCAGGATTTCTACATACCGAAATATGATTGGAGAGTTAGGGTGTATTATGCCGTAACGACTTACTGGATCAGTGAGATTCTATGCGAACTTCACCGTATCGGTTGTAGAGGGGAAGATTTCAAACAGGCATACAGAAACCTCTCTTCCGGGGCTCTCAATACCGGTCTTACATATTCGGACTTTGAGGAGCGTGAGACTGTGATGGTAATTGCTCTCACTTCTTCCCCGGGAGAGTTCCAAAACTCATGGGACCACGAAAAAGGGCACTTGTGTCGGCATATCTCACAAGCATTCAATATTGACCCCTACGGGGAGGAAGCCCAATATCTTTCCGGTGAGGTAGGTCAGAAGATGTTCCCGATAGCGAAGAACTTCTTGTGTGAACATTGCAGGAAAAACTTATGTCGAAGATATTAAGGGGCATTTTGTCAGGAATATATGTAACAGGCGAAAATGAGAGAAAAAGACTACATAGATGATTTGATTTCACAGGCAGATGACCGGTACCACTCGGATTTCTGTCGGCTTCTGTTGGTTATGCTATGGAACGCCTAGAAAGGTGGTTGTACTGGCTGATTCCTCTTGCGATTATTGCAAGGGTTATATCTTTGTGTGCACGATTGATATTGTAATGTTTACTTTGCAATATTAAGCAAATAAAAGATAAAAAAAAGATTGCTTTTGAACCAGAATGAGCAAAATATGTTTAATTTGCAAATGAATTACACGATGAAGGAGGTTATTATGAAAAATGACGCCATTGCAATTGCAAACTATTTTGTAGATAAAGCCAATAAAGACACACATGCTCCGTATCCTCTTACTTTATTAAGATTGGTGAAATATGTCTATATAGCGTATGGATTTTCTATGGCTATATTAGATAAGATCATTATAGACAAACGCTTCGATATTGTCGAAGCATGGAAGTATGGTCCTGTAATTCCTAGTGTATATCACTCATTTAAGCATAATCAAAATAACCCTATTACAGAAAAGTCCTCAATTCTTACCTCGGAAGAAGATGATGGTACTCTCGTCTTTTCATCTCCTTGTATAAAAGACAAAGATATATCTATGATTTTAGATTTCGTATGGGATAGATACAAAGACCGTACAACAACGGAATTAATCAACATTCTCCATAAAAAGGGAACTCCTTGGGATTATTGTTACAAGGAAGGGATTAATGCTGAAATTCCTGATGAGATGACAAAAGTATATTATAAGTCCATTATTGACAACGCTTTGAAGGGATGAAGCTAGATGAGTTACTCAAAAAGATGTCAGAAACTCCTGACTCTCCTAATGTCGTAGAAAGAAAATATGATGATATAGAAGAGAAGATTAAAAAAGAAGAACTACGAAAATTAACGCTCGAAAATGAAGCACGAGAAGGAGAAAATGCTGGAGACAATCAAGATAGAGCCCAGCGAAAAGAATTCGCAGATCGTATTTTCTCTTTTGTAGCGATGTATATGTTTTTTGTTGGACTTGTCGTATTTTTGTGTGGGCATAAGTTCTCTTCATTTAATTTAAGTGACACCGTATTGGTCACCCTATTGGGAACAACTACTGCAAACGTTATTGGCATTTTGATTATTGTAGTAACATATTTGTTTAGTCGAAAGAAAAAATAGCTCCTTCCATTTATAACTGCCTCTTTAAAATGGAATCCTCCCGGTGTATTAAATATGCCGGGATTTTTTATACCTTTGCCGAAAACTAAATATTATGGCTGAAGAAAAGAAATACGACCACGACTCGATCAACGAGTTGCTTTCTTGGGCTAAAGAAACGCTCAACAATAAGAGATATCCGGTTGGGGAATTTCAACTGGACAAATGCGCCAAGATTCTCGATTGTGAGAAGTATCTTGATTCAATGATCCTTGTGATTGGTAAGAACTGGGAGAACCCTACGTTTTACCCAACAGTTGACCAGTTAAGGTTGTTTAGGGAGAAGATAGAGAAGGCAGCCGAATAAGCTGCCTTTTTGTATTTAGTTCCTGTTTTAGTACTCTTGTTTTGTAACTTATTGATTTTAAGTATTGTTTGTAGTGGGTACGAGAATCGAACTCGTATTACATGCGTGAGAGGCATGTGTCCTAACCGTTAGACGAACCCACCGGATTTTGATTGATTTAAAAAGA